GCGACCTGCTACAGCAGCGACTTCGCCTAGTGTGCGCTTGGAAAGGATAGCAATCCTGTCCTGTGCGCTTTCGGCATCCGCTAGCTCTTTCACGATAGCAGCATGGTCAAACACGTTGCTAATTTCAATTGATGGGACAGCGACAAGAGCTGTGGCGATTGCTGCAGGCGCAGCGGCTTTACGTGTATTAGTCATAACATATACTCCAATATAGATTGCCTAGGCATTATTGCTTTCGGCCATTTTGTTATCGCCTATGTTGTTTCGATTTACAATGTCTATTTGTGTCACAGGGAAAAACACTAGGGATTTCAATAACATGGGGCGGGGATTCGTTGCACGTGCAACGCTTGACCCCACTATACCCCGACCCCCGCTGTGGCAGATAGGATTCCGCTGGCGTCTGCTACATAGTATTATGCTCAAACGATTACGCACTTTTAAAAAACCCTGTCATCACCCCATAGGGATTCGAAACCACAACCCCCCACCCCCTATATATTTTTTGCCAATCACCCCAAACCCGGCATTTCGGGTAACCCCCCGTCAATGGTACCTTGACATCCAAAGCCCCCATGCTATTATTCACCCGCGCCTAGTCAGCGCATTTCCTTTCTGGAGGGGGTGGTGTTTTTCCTCAGTTTGCACCACCCCTTTTCCCGTCGCTGCGTTGTTCTCTGCGCAGCAGCCCCCGTCACCTAGGTGTTCGGGGGTTTTCCTTTCATAAATCTGCCACTACTGTGCTATATGCACCACCCATGCCGTTCAACGACATAGAAAAGCGTAGGGAAGCGAGCCGCAGGCACTATGCGAAGCATCGTGAGAAGGTCATTGCCAAGGCAAAAGTGTACAGTAAGGCAGCCAAAAACCGTATTCGTGCGTATATAAACCTACACTTACAGAACAACCCCTGTGTGGATTGTGGGGAAACGGACATCGTCGTGCTTGAGTTTGACCATATAGGTGACGACAAGCAGTTCAGTATATCAGATGCAACCCGTCACGGGTACAGCATAAAGAAGATAGCGACCGAGATAGCCAAGTGCGAGGTACGCTGTGCCAACTGCCACCGGAGAAAGACCTACGAGCGTGGTGGTTGGACACACAAAGATAATTAAACCTTTACACCTAGCGTGCTATGCGCTTATATACGCGCCTGCTCCCTCAAACCGGACGCTGCACACATGCCCGTTGTAAAACTCGAACCTAGTACCGACCACCCCATCCCATACTCTACGGATGAGGATAAACCCGCCACTTTCATGGATGAGGTCGCTATTACGTCGATGACGGCAGAACTGCTTGAGCAGTTAGGTGCACCCCTAGAGGTAGACGAAGCGGACTTCGAGCGCGAGAAAAAGCTCATAAAAGGTGCTATCAAGGACAAGAAAGCATCAGCATTGCGTACACCCATGGCGGCAACGGCTGCTCGTGGGTTTTTGCAAGAATATGGCAAAAGTTTGGCCGTCGATGCTAACTTAGTGCGAACCGCTCTTACCAATAAGCTGCTAGAGATAGCGGATTGTGGCGATATTAAGTACGAGCTTAAGGCTATTGAGCTACTAGGAAAGCACTCGGATATCGGGTTGTTCACCGAGCGTAGCGAGATTAACATCAACTATAACAGCCCCGACGCACTCGAGAAGCAGATCAAAGAGCGCGTCAAGCGCCTGCTTAATGCCGACATTATTGACGTCACCCCGCTGGGCATGGACCTCGACGAAGAGCTTGGCATCGCCCAGTTGGAGTATGGCGAGCTTGAAGAGATGGAAGACGCGCAGTTCGAAGAACTGACGGAAGAGGAGGATGAGGAGTGAGCATAAGCCTCGCCGACATCCCCAAGATATTACATAAGCTGCCGATACACGAGCAGGAGATACTGCTTGCTGAACTTGAGAAACTTCAGGAGCTTAAGAGCCGCAAGCTGGCGCAGGATAGGTTCATTAAGTTCGTAGAGGCCGTGTGGCCGTCATTCATATCGGGGAGACACCATGCAAAAATGGCAGATGCCTTCGAACGTGTCGCTCGTGGTGAGTGCAAACGGCTCATTATTAATATGCCACCGCGACACACTAAGTCGGAGTTCGCCTCTTACCTGCTCCCTGCATGGTTCCTCGGCAAATACCCCCATAAGAAGATTATCCAATGCTCGCACACGGCAGAGCTTGCGGTAGGCTTCGGGCGTAAGGTTCGAAATTTGGTAGACACGGAGGTCTACCGCAACATTTTCCCCGACCTTGTTCTGGCCTCGGACTCTAAGGCAGCTGGACGATGGAACACAAGTAAGGGCGGGGATTACTTTGCTATCGGTATCGGTGGTGCCGTGACCGGTAAGGGTGCTGACGTGCTCATCATCGACGACCCGCACTCAGAACAAGAAGCGGCTATCGCCGAAGTTAACCCAGATATCTACGACAAGACCTACGAGTGGTACACATCCGGTCCTCGTCAGCGTCTACAACCCGGTGGGGCCATTGTGGTTGTGATGACCAGATGGAGTAAGAGGGATTTGACAGGTCAAATACTCAAAGATGCGCTGGCCAACGACAGCCTTGATGAGTGGGAAGTCATTGAATTTCCAGCAATTCTTCCATCTGAGAAGCCGTTGTGGCCTGAGTTCTGGGAGCTAAGCGAGCTTGAGAAGGTTAAGCGCGACGTCCCTAACAGTAAGTGGATGGCGCAGTATCAGCAGAACCCCATCTCCGAGAGTGCTGCTATCGTCAAACGCGAGTGGTGGCAGGAGTGGGAGAGCGACGACCCGCCTCAATGCGACTTTATCCTACAAGCATGGGATACGGCCTTTGAGAAGACACAGCGTGCCGACTTTTCGGCATGTACGACATGGGGCGTGTTCTACCACCCGGATGATAACGGTGAGACGCAGGCTAATATCATCCTGTTAAATGCCTTCCGTGACCGCATGGAGTTCCCCGAGTTGAAGCGGGTCGCCATCGAGGAGTATAAAGAGTGGCAACCGGACGGGGTTATCATCGAGAAAAAGGCATCGGGTGCGCCGCTCATCTACGAGATGCGAGCCATGGGTATACCGGTGCAAGAGTTCACCCCGACGCGTGGTAACGACAAGATTTCCCGTCTGAATGGTATCGCAGATATATTTGCGTCTGGTCGGGTGTGGGCACCGGGGACGCGCTGGGCCGAGGAAGTCATTGATGAAGTTGCAGAATTTCCCGCAGGCACCCATGACGACTTTGTGGATACTGTGTCAATGGCAATGCATCGGTTCCGACGTGGAGGTTATATCACTACTACGCTAGACGAACCGGACGAAATCCAGTATTTTAAGTCAAATCGCAATCAGGGGTATTACTAATGGTCAAGGCGCTTTTCCCAATCGGCAAAACTCAGTGGTTAAAATGGTCTGACGACCAGCGCACAGCCTTCAACGAAGCACGTGCAGCAGGCGTACCGTATATGGACGCTATTGCGTCAACTAACGCGTTGAAAAAGAAGAAAAAGAGCGTGCTCGACATCATTGAGGACGTAGCCGAAGTGGCCGCAGTGGTATCACCGGCGGTATCAGTCGCCAAGACAGTGGTTAAAGCCGCTACAAAGAAAGCGAAGTAAATGGACATCGACAAGTCGCTCAACCAAGCCCCGCTAGGCATGTCTCCGATGATGACGGAAATGGACGAGGGTCCTGACATCGAGATTGAGATCGAAGACCCTGAGAGTGTCAATATTGACGTCGGTGGCATGGAGATCGAGATCGACCCGGATGAGGACGAGGGCGACTTTAACGACAACCTAGCCGAAGACTTGGACGAGGGCGTGCTGACAGAGCTTGCCGGTGACCTGCTTGGCGAGTTTGACGAGGACATCAGCAGCCGCAAGGACTGGATACAAACCTACGTCGATGGTCTCGAACTGCTTGGTATGAAGGTTGAAGACCGGACTGAGCCTTGGCCCGGAGCCTGTGGTGTACACCACCCCCTACTTTCCGAAGCTGTCGTAAAGTTCCAAGCCGAGACTATGAGCGAGACATTCCCAGCCCAAGGGCCGGTGCGTACGCAGATTATCGGTAAAGAGACCAACGAGAAGAAGGACGCCGCTATGCGCGTCCAAGCGGATATGAATTATCAGTTGACCGATGTGATGGTCGAGTATCGCCCAGAACATGAGCGGATGCTGTGGGGGTTGGGCCTCGCAGGTAATGCGTTCAAGAAGGTGTATTTCGACCCATCACTCGGTCGTCAGGTATCTATGTATGTAGCTGCGGAAGACGTAGTTGTGCCTTATGGCGCGTCCAGCTTGGAAGTCGCTGAACGCGTCACCCATGTGATGCGGAAGACCCCGAACGAGCTTAAAAAGCTCCAAGCGAATGGGTTTTACCGTGATATCGACCTGCCAGACCCTGTCAATTCGATGGATGAGGTCGAGCAGAAGATTTCAGAACAGCTTGGGTTTCGCGCAGAGACCGATGACCGGTACAAGCTGCTGGAAATGCACGTCGATATCGTCATTGAGGACGATAAATACCGTGACAAGGAAGAAAATGACCTTGGGATCGCTCTCCCATACGTCATCACCATAGATAAAGAGACCGAAACGGTCCTAGCTATCCGGCGTAACTGGAACCCAGATGACAAGAAAAAGCTTAAGCGCAACCACTTCGTACATTATTCGTACGTTCCGGGCTTTGGCTTCTACGCTTTTGGCCTTATTCACCTTATCGGTGCTTTTGCTAAGTCTGGTACCAGCCTTATTCGTCAGCTTGTCGATGCTGGTACTCTATCTAATCTACCGGGTGGATTTAAAACTAAAGGCTTGCGCGTCAAAGGTGACGACACGCCGATAAGCCCTGCGGAATGGCGTGATGTGGACGTAGCGTCGGGTACGATGCGCGACAATATCATGCCGTTGCCGTACAAAGAGCCAAGCCAAGTGCTCTACAGCCTTCTGGGTACCATCGTAGACGAAGGTCGTCGCTTCGCGGGTATGGCGGACATGAAGGTGTCTGACATGTCTGCACAGGCCCCTGTGGGCACCACACTGGCTATTCTCGAGCGTACGCTGAAGATGATGAGTGCTGTGCAGGCACGCGTCCACTACGCGATGAAGCGCGAGTTCCAGCTTCTTAAAGCTATTATCGCGGACTATACGCCAGAGTCATACAGCTACGAGCCAGAAGAAGGTGGGCGTCGGGCTAAGAAGTCTGACTATGACAACGTCGAAGTTATCCCTGTATCTGACCCTAATGCCGCCACTATGGCGCAAAAGATCGTGCAGTATCAGGCAGTTATCCAGTTGGCCCAAGGCGCTCCGCAGATTTATGACCTGCCATATTTGCATCGCCAGATGCTAGAGGTGCTGGGTATTAAGAACGCTGAGAAGCTCGTACCGCTTAAGGACGGCGACGACATGAAGCCACGTGACCCTGTGTCTGAGAATATGGACGTCATCAACGGTAAGCCGGTCAAAGCGTTCATTTACCAAGACCATGAAGCACATATTGCAGTGCACACAAGCGCTCTACAAGACCCCAAGCTTATGCAGCTTATGGGTCAGAACCCCAATGCGCAGTCGATGATGGCTTCTATGCAGGCACATATAGCCGAACACTTGGCCTTCGAGTATCGTCGTCAGGTCGAGGAACAGGCCGGTGTACCGCTGCCTCCGCCAAATGCTGAGATGGATGAGAACACCGAGGTGGCAATTTCTCGTCTGGCCGCACAAGCATCGCAGCAACTGCTCCAGAAGAATCAAGCCGAAGCTGCGCAGCAACAGGCACAGCAGATGGCACAAGACCCCATCATCCAGATGCAGCAGCAAGAGCTTGAGATTAAGAAGGGCGAACTCGAGCTTAAGCGCCAGAAACTGCAGATTGATGCCGCTGAGAAGCAGGATCGCCTAGAACTCGAGCAGATGCGCATCGAGTCACAAGAAGAAATCGCTGGCCTTCAGGTCGGCGCAAAACTTGCCACTTCCAAGGCTGACTTGGAAGCTAAGCAGGAAGAAGCAGGGCTTCGTATGGGCATCGATATTGCCCGCGAAGCCACGCAAAATGAACAACCCGTTCCCAACCAAGCAACACCTAAGGAGAATGAATGACACATGAGTTACTGATGTACCTGTCAAAAAAGGTACAGGAGGAGATTGACGTGATGAGCGGCGATCTCGCCCGTGGGACCGCAAAAGACCATGGGGAATATAAATACGCCTGCGGGATTATCCGTGGGCTTATGACAGCAAACGGTTTCATTGCTGAAGCCGCACAAAGAATGGAACAAGACGATGACTGATATTGTTGGGGTCACCACCCCCTCGTTAGTAGGACTCAATGGCAAACCCATTGTGGCAAAGGACAAAGAACCGGAAGTTCCGGTAGAAGATCGTGCAAAGCAGCTCCCAGACCCATCAGGCTACCGCATTTTGTGCGCTATCCCGGAAGTCGAAGAGAAGACCGCTGGCGGTATCTTCAAGGCCGACTCGACCAAGCAATTCGAAGAACTCACCACTCCAGTGCTTATGGTACTGAAGATGGGTCCAGATTGCTACAAGGACGAGAACCGCTTCCCGTCTGGCCCATGGTGCAAGGAAGGTGACTTCATTCTTACTCGCCCACATGCCGGTAGTCGTGTGAAAATTCATGGTCGTGAGTTCCGCATCATCAACGACGACAGCGTAGAAGGCATCGTTGAAGACCCTCGGGGTATTTCCCGCGCTTAACGGACGTAACCCGTACAAAGGAGAAGTAAAATGAGTATGCAGAATGATGACTTCGAGGATTTTTCCTACGAAGTCGAAGATGAAACTCCCGTTTCTGAGCCTGAAAAGCCCGAAATTGAAATTGAAGATGATACTCCCGAGGCAGATCGTGGCCGTGAGCCAATGCCAAAGGAGCTTGTCGAAGAGTTGGAAGCGGATGAGCTTGATGACTATTCCGACAAGGTAAAGACGCGTTTCAAGCAGATGAAGAAGGTCTGGCATGACGAGCGTCGTGAAAAAGAACGCGAGATGCGCGAAAAGGCAGAAGCTCTCGCCGTTGCGCAACGTATTCTCGAAGAGAACCGCAAGTTGAAAAGCACGATAGCACAGAGCGAACAGTCTTTGCTCGGTAGCTATAAGCAAACTGCGGAATTTGAGGCTGCTGCAGCCAAACGTGAGTTCAAAGAAGCTTACGAATCAGGCGATGCAGACCGTCTAGCAGACGCTCAAGAGAAGCTCGCAGCGGTTAACTACCGTATGCAGCAGATAAATAATTATCGTCCTACTTTACAAGAGGAAGATAACGAGGTAGAAATACCGCAACAGCAGGTGCAAATACCGCAACCTGACCAGAAAACTATGGCGTGGCAAGAGCGCAATACGTGGTATGGTACGGACCCGGAAATGACTGCAGCTGCTCTTGGGCTTCACCAGAGGCTCATAAATGAACGTGGCCCGCAATTTGCGGGTACCGACGAATATTGGGGCGTTGTAGACAAAACTATGCGCCGTCGCTTCTCCGATTACTTCGGGGATGAAATGGATAATGGCGACACCAAACCCACTGCACGTGAACAAAAAGCGTCACCGGTCGTTGCTCCAGCCTCACGTACACGGTCCCCCAAAAAGATTGTGTTGAAACAGTCCCAAATGGCAATCGCTCGTAAACTGGGTCTAACCCCTGAGCAATATGCCCGCGAACTTATGAAGATGGAGAGATAAAATGACCAATGTAGCTGATAACAAGGTAAGCGCAGATCGCGCCCCCCGTGAAACCCGTGCAGATGCTGAGCGTCCTAAAGTATGGCAACCGGCATCGGTCCTGCCAGAACCGGACAAACAGCCCGGTTATGCGTATCGTTGGATACGTGTATCGTCGATGGGTAAGAATGATGCCCCCAACGTCTCGTCCAAAATGCGGGAAGGCTGGGAGCCAGTGGCCATTGAGGAACAACCCCAGTTTCAAATGCTGGTGGACCCAGACAGCCGTTTCAAAAACAACATCGAAGTCGCAGGACTGCTGTTGTGCAAGGCACCAGAAGAACTGATGCGTCAGCGTAAGGAATACTTCGCTGGTAAAAACCAGTCTCAGATGGAGTCAGTGGACAATAACTTCATGCGTGAGAACGACGCTCGTATGCCACTCTTTAGGGAAAAACGGTCTACGACGTCATTTGGCAAAGGCAAATAGCTAAAGGAGCTATAATATGGCATACCCTTCTGTTACCAGCCCTTACGGGCTAATCCCGATCAATTTGATCGGTGGACAGGTTTTTGCCGGTGCAACTCGTCAACTCCCAATCGCAACTAACTCTTCGACTGCCATCTTTTACGGTGACGTCGTTAAGTTGCTCGCAGGCGGTACTGTTGGTAAGGACACTGGTACAGACTCGGCCACCCCTGTTGGTGTTTTCCTCGGTTGCACCTACACGGACCCAACCTTTGGTCTGACATTCCGTCAGTACTATCCCGGCACCACGAACATCAGTGACGTCACAGCTTACATTCAGGAAGACCCTGATGCGCTGTTCAAGGTCGCTGTATGCGCTGGTACCAACTCGAACACCGTCAGCTATGTAACACAAGCTGCTGTTGGTTCGAACCTCAAGCTGGCAAACGGCGCAAACAACGTTGGTTCAACTTCGAACGGTAACTCTAAGGTCGGTGTAGACTCGACCGAAGGTACGACTTCGACGTGGCCAATCCGCGTTGTGGACGTTGTTCCTGAGACCGCTTTGGCAGGTAACCCCGGTTCTTACACCGAAGTTATCGTCAAGTGGAACCAAGGCACCCACAGCTACCTCAACCCAACCGGTCTGGCATAAGGAGACTGAACAATGGCAATTTCACGCGCACAACTTCTTAAAGAACTGTTGCCCGGACTGAACGCTTTGTTCGGCCTTGAGTATGCACGTTACGGCGAAGAGCACAAAGAAATCTACGAAACGGAAACTTCTGAGCGTTCGTTCGAAGAAGAAACGAAGCTTTCTGGTTTCTCGGCTGCTCCAGTCAAGAACGAAGGTTCGGCTATCGCATACGACAACGGTCAAGAAGTCTTCACTGCTCGCTACAACCACGAAACGATTGCCCTCGGGTTCTCGCTCACGGAAGAAGCGATTGAAGATAACTTGTACGACTCGCTGTCGTCGCGTTACACGAAGGCACTGGCTCGCGCCATGTCCTACACCAAGCAAACCAAGGCTGCTGCAGTCTTGAACAACGGCTTCGACACCGACTACACTGGCGGTGACGGTCAACCATTGTTCTCGGCTTCGCACCCATTGGTTTCTGGTGGCACGAACTCGAACATCCCAAGCACTCCTGCTGATTTGAACGAAACGTCGCTTGAAGCGGCTGTAATTCAGATCGCAGCGTGGACGGATGAACGTGGCCTGCTCATCGCGGCTAAACCGCGTAAGCTCATCGTACCGCCAAGCCTGATGTTCGTTGCAACTCGCTTGCTCGAAACCGAACTTCGCGTTTCGACGGCTGACAACGACATCAACGCTCTGAAGTCGAACGGCTCGATCCCAGAAGGATACGCCGTAAACCACTTCTTGACCGACACTGACGCGTGGTTCTTGACCACCGACGTGCCAAACGGTCTGAAGCACTTTGTTCGTACGCCAATGGCGACGGGCATGGACGGTGACTTCGATACTGGTAACGTACGTTACAAGGCTCGTGAGCGTTATTCGTTCGGCTGGTCTGATCCTCTCGGCATGTACGGTTCCGAAGGCGCTGCCTAATAGTTTTCCGAGAGCGTAGCTCAAGGGAACGGGGGGAAGGGAGGAGAGAAATCTCTTCCCTTCTTTTTTATATATGTTATATCTACGTCACTAGGGATATTATTCGTACCGACCGGCCCAGCGGACTTAGTAGAGACGGTGCGAAAAAGTGCTACTACACGGAGATTTTTAATGGCTAATACAACTTTCAATGGTCCAGTCCGTTCGGAAAACGGCTTCCAGAGCATTTCTATCGACGCCACGACCGGTGCTGTAACTGTTAACGCTACATTTGGCGCAGCTACCCAAGTAACTAGCTTGGCCGCTACTGGCAACGTCACTGCTGACAGCGCTTCGGCTCTTGTCGCTGGCGGTGCATCTGCTTTCATCGCAACTAACACTGCCGCTGGTATGGGTGTATATGTTGGCTCGGGTGCCCCAACTGTTGCAGCTGCTAAGGGTTCAATCTACCTGCGTAGCGACGGTTCGTCTGCTTCGACACGTTTGTACGTCTCGGATGGCGGCACCACTTGGATCGCAGTAACCACTGCTTCGTAATCGGTAACCTCTAAGAAGGAGAAATCCGATGGCAATGCAAACTGACGTCAAGGTAACCAAACCTCTGGCTGCTACCGGTGTGTTCAAGACTCAGTCCGATGCTGACGTGGCGTTTCGTACGCGTATCAAAGGCATCTATGTAAAGAACGGTGCATCGGCTGGTACGGTGGTTGTTGCGGATGGGCAGGGTGGCAACGTCCTGTTCACGCTTCAAACGTCCCCTTCCGCTGACACGGGTGATTTCTACATCCCGGTTCCAGATCAAGGTGTACTTGCAGAAAATGGGTTATATGGTACGCTTACCAACACAGCGTCCATTACTATTTTCTACGGGTGACATATGCAGCAGGAACAAAGCTACGACTTAGCCGGTAAGAGCATCTTCATTGCTCTACCAGCGTACGACTTCAAGGTATCCTTGAAGCTAGCTGTTTCTCTCGCTCGCTTTGCGCAACAGGCTGCGCAGCACGGGATTGATATTCAGATTGGCAGCATTTGCGGCTGTTCTGTTGTCTCCCGCGCTCGCAACCTGCTGGCGCAGGACTTGTTGGAGTCAAACTGCGACTATCTAATGTTTATCGACTCGGACATTAACTTCGAGCCGCAAGATGTGTTCCGCCTTATGGCGTGGGGCACCGACCCTAAGAAGGGTATTGTAGCTGCCGTGCCTCGTACACGCAGCGAAACTAAAACCTACATCGCTACGCTTGACCATGACGAAAATGGCGAACTCACCATGAATGGCATGGGCCTCGTACGTGCGAAGCGCGTGGCGACTGCCTTTATGTTGGTTCGCCGCGAAGTCTTTGAGCAGATGGAAGCTGCTCACCCAGAGTGGAAATATTACGATACGCGCACGGACCGTATGCTCACTGCGATGTTTGATTTCGAAGTCACGTCGGAAGGCTACATGGGAGAGGATTTCCTCTTCTGTGACCGCGCACGTGAACTCGGTTTCGACGTCTGGATCGACCCATCAATCTCGTTGGGCCACATGGGTGTGCAAGAATATGTCGGTAACTACGGGGAAGACATCCTTTACCCGATGATTACCCCTTTGCAGAAGGAAGCAGCGTAATGAGCCTCAAGAAACTCGGGAAAAGCGGTATGTTTGGCCTTGCTGGCCTTGCAGCGACCAACCCAAAAATAACTAACAAAGTTGCCCGAAACGGGGGTTTGGGTATTATGGGTATGCTAGCTGCTAAAAATAAAAAAGCAGCACAAGGTGGTATGCGCGATGCAGGTATGGGCGCTCCCATTATGTCTGGAGACGTTGACGCTATGATGGGCCGCAGCGCTCAGCGTGATATGTCCGGTATGAAAAAAGGCGGCAAGGTCAAGAAAATGGCCAAGGGCGGCTCAACTGCCTCGAAGCGTGCTGATGGCTGCGCTACTAAGGGCAAGACGAAAGGACGGTTTGTATAATGTCAGATAAACCAAAACATACTTACAAAGCACCCGTACCTCCACAGGCGGGATATCGCCGTGGCTTTGAGCCGCGTCCCGGTGAGAGTGACTCCCAGCGTTTGAAGCGTGAGTTGGAAGAGCTTAAGCGTCGTGCCAAGGGTAAGGCTAGTGGTGCTAATTATGACCACTACAATAACGCTGCTGGCGGCGCTATCGACAAACCAAAGCCTAAGCCTATGCCACTAATAAAAAATCCGACTAAGACCCCGCCTAAGAGCGGAGTAAAGAAGATGGCTGCTGGCGGCTCTGCCTCGAAGCGTGCTGATGGCTGCGCTACTAAGGGTAAGACGAAAGGGAAGATGGTCTAATGGCTAAGACGCCCGCATGGCAACGCAAAGAAGGCAAAGCGAAGTCTGGCGGGCTGAACGCCAAGGGTCGTGCGTCTTACAACAAAGCCAACCCGGGCAAGCCCGGTCTCAAGGCACCGCAGCCCGAAGGCGGCCCGCGTAAGAAATCATTCTGTGCGCGCATGACGGGTATGAAGAAAAAGCTCACAAGCAAGAAGACGGCGAATGACCCTAATAGCCGCATCAATAAGTCCCTCCGGGCTTGGAAGTGCTGACATGGAGATGATGCTATGGAACATTATACTGAGCGCAGTGGTGGCGGTTATGGGCTTCTTGTTTAAGGGCAAGATTGACGAGTTGGACCGTCTTGGCATCCTACTCAACAAAACCCGCGAAGAAGTGGCACGCGACCATGTCACTCGCGCCGAGATGAACACTTTGGTCGATAGGTTAGGGGATCGGTTCGACCGGGCCTTTGAACGGCTTGAGGCCAAAGTTGATGAGATGAGGAAGGTATAGTTATGGCACGTACGATGAAAAAGTTTTCTGCCGGTGGCGCACAAGGTCGTTACGACCGTCGCATGGCTGATATCGAAAAAGACTTCAAAAAGAACTCAGCAGGTAAGAGCGGTAAGGCTCTTGAAGTACTTGAAGCTAAGCGTATGCAGCGCACCGCTGATGCCAAGGACGACCTTGCTAAGCGCACAGGCGCTGATCGTACCGCTACACGCGCCGCTGAGAGTGCAGCCGAACGCAATCTTACTATGACCCGCAAATATGGCGCTCCACAGGCGGTAAGCAAGCTTGCACCGGTTGCTTCCGAGAAAATCACAGAGACCTTATCTTTACCTAAGATGGACCGCTCCATCGGCGCGAAGCCAAAAGCAAGCAAGCCTGTGCAGAAACCTGTACAGAAGGCAGTGGACACGGCGCCAAAGCGTACTGGCGACCAAGGTTTTGCGTATAAGAAGAAAGATATGGCGTCTATCCGGGAAAACGCGCCTACACACCGTCGCTACGTACGCGGCGGAAGCAACTCAGGTGCAGCTGCGGACGGTACAGCCGCCAAGCGACTTGAAGCCAAAGGCTTGAAAACCGGGGACACAAAAGGCACCGGCACCGGTACTAGCCGGTTGGCCAGAGCGGCTGACCCTAAGGATACAAGTTCAGCTGCTTCACGTGCACGTTTTGGTGCGGCTATGTCGTACCTAAACCCTTTCAGCTACATTGAAAATCGTGCGCGTCGTCAAGACCCAAGCGAAGTCAACAAAGCCAAGGGCGGCAAAGTTAAAAAGGAAAAGACCATGAAGTATGCTAAAGGTGGAAAAATGGCACCCAAGTTTGGCGCTGCTATGAAGAAGAAGTCAGCTGACACTAAGGGCCGTGCAATGATGAAGAAGGCCGGTGGTGGCAAGTGCTACGCCAAGGGCGGCTCCATCGACGGTATTGCCAAGAAGGGCAAGACCAAAGGCAAGATGCTGGCGATGGGTGGCATGGCTGGTTACAAGCGTGGTGGGAAAACCTGCTAATGCGCGCTTGTCGGGGCATGGGGGCAATGAACCCTGCTAAGATTCCTAAAGGAATGGCCAAAGGTGGAAAGCTTGACATCTCCAAAGCGATCAAGAAACCGGGCGCACTCCGTGCGCAGCTTGGCACTCCTAAGGGAAAGAAAATCCCAGCAGGTAAACTTGCCAAAGCTGCCAAGGCCCCCGGCAAGTTAGGCCAACGTGCTCGGTTCGCACAGATGCTGAAAGGCTTTAAGAAGAAATAATGGCACGGTCGGACGAACCTAAGTGGAAACGCATTGTCGCTAGTGTAAAAGCTGGCGACAAAGGCGGTAAGCCGGGTCAATGGTCTGCCCGTAAAGCCCAGCTTGCGACCCAACGGTATAAGAAGTCCGGTGGCGGCTACAGCGGCCCAAAGACAGAAGCGCAGAAATCCTTGTCCAAATGGACCAAGGAGGACTGGGGAACCAAGTCGGGCAAGCCATCCACACAGGGGGCAAAGGCTACTGGCGAACGCTATCTACCAAAGAAAGCACGTCAGGCGCTGACATCTTCTGAATATGCTGCTACAACCAAGGCGAAGCGTGAGGGTACAAAGGCGGGCAAACAGTTCGTCAAACAACCTAAGAGCGTTGCCAAGAAGACAGCGAGATTTAGATGACCACAAGCGGCACCACAGCATTTAACCTTAACCTCAACGACCTAGTTGAAGAGGCTTTTGAGCGCTGTGGTGCTGAACTTCGCACGGGTTATGACCTGCGTACGGCGCGGCGCAGCCTAAACTTGCTTACTATTGAGTGGGCAAACCGCGGTATTAACCTGTGGACCATTGAGCAGGGTTCGATCCCCATGGTGCAAGGACAGATTACTTATGATCTACCTGTCGATACCATCGACTTGCTTGAGCATGTCATACGTACGCAGACTGGTCAGGGTCAAACCGACATTACTATCAACCGTATCAGTATCGACACATACTCGACAATCCCGAACAAGAACGCGCAGGGTCGGCCTATCCAAGTGTGGATTAACCGTCAGTCAGGTGCAGACTATCCGGTAGATGGCGTGGCTTACCCGAACATCAACGTCTGGCCTGCCCCAGAGCAGTCAAACTATTATACTTTCGTTTACTGGCGCTTGCGCCGTCTACAGGATGCCGGTGATGGTGTTACTACGCAAGATATACCGTTTAGGTTCCTCCCTTGTATGGTGGCTGGTCTCGCGTATCACCTATCCTTGAAGATACCCGGCGCACTTGAGCGCAGTCAAATGCTTAAGGCGGAATATGAAGAACTCTGGCAGCAGGCAGCTGATGAGGACCGCGAGAAAGCGCCATTGCGCATCGCGCCTCGTCAGTATTTCAGGTGACGTGTGCCTAATCGGTTCGCCTCTGGTAAATGGGCAATTTCGCAGTGTGACCGCTGCGGGTTTCGCTATAAGCTGAAAGAACTCAAGCGGCTTGTCATTAA